TGATCCAACAAACTGAAAAGGCATTGCTCTTATTTGGTCATGCATTTTGGCTACGCTTAATGCGTGGTCGTGTGCTGTATGGCTTTCAGTATCTGCAGCCACAGTCAGTGCGCATCACGTTTGATGAGTCTCGTATTGTCAATGGCGATCCCATGACAGGTGTGCTGTTTAGTCAGCAAATAGGCACACGCACATTTGGCCCATGGACTATCAATGAAGTGGTATATTTTCGAGAGCCATCAGTAAAGGATGATATCCATGCAGGCACAAGCAGCGCACAGGTAGCACTGCAGTCAGCGCGTTTGGCGTACTATCTCGAGCGATTTAGTAGCGCATTTTTCGAGCATGGTGCACAGCCTGCACTGGTGATGAGTTTGGATAAAAGCATCACGCCACCTGAGTATGAGCGGCTCAAATCATCGTGGAGCCGCTATGCAGAGAATGTGAGCAACGCGTTTAAAACGTTTTTCTTTCGTGGTGAGGTTAATGCGCAGGTAATCACGTTCCCGCTGAAAGATTTGGAGTTGGTGGCACTGCAAGAGCGCACTACTACCAACATCGTCACCACGTTTGGTGTGCCACGCACCATGCTCGAGGCGAGTGCAGCAAACTATGCCACTGCTGATAGTGATAGGCAGTCATTTTGGCGTGAGACGATTGTGCCACGCTTGGCATTTTATGAGCGTGTGCTCAATAGCCAGCTACTCGCACCACTCAAGTATAAAATCTACTTTCAGCCTGAAAAGCTCAGCGTATTCCAAACGGATGAGGCAGCGCGCGCTGATAGTCTCGTCAAACTGGTGCAGGCAGGGATGAGCCTTGATGAGGCAAAATACCGATTAGGCTATGAGGATGTGAGCGAGGCACTTGGATTGCAGCAGGCAGGCCCACAGCCTGATGCTACTGGTGTGAGTGAGGATAGTGGTAATGCAGTAGTAGATGAGAGCCTTAACGATTTGGCCACTAAGGGTAGTGCAGAGCTTGGAGCGTTTGAGCGCAAGGCTCTCAAGCGACTAAAGAGCAAAGGCACTGCAGCAGGCACCACGTTTGAGAGTGATGTACTGCCACGCTACCTGCTCGACTATGTAGAGCTCGAGCTCAAAGGCACTAAAAAAAAAATTGATGTTACCCAGCTGTTTGCGTGGCTCAAGCTCACGCTGAGTGATCTCACACCTGATGAGCGCAGAGTATACAAGCTGATAGCAGATAAACTGGCTGCGCGCGTGGATGACACGGCTGCAGCCATTGCTGCTGGAGATTACACGCGCATTGATACCGATTTGCGTAACATCCTCACTGAGGAAGTGGCACAGGCTGTGCTCAGAGCTGGTGCAAACCGTGTTACACCGATCGCAGGCATACCAAATGCACAGAGTAGGCAGCTGGTAGAGCAGGCACTGCAGCAGGTAGAGAGTAGCTACCTATCAGCCTACTGGAATCCATTCTTGCAGGATCTTAGCGAGACTGAGCGCGACTATATCGCACGCGTAGTGCAGCAGGCACAGAGCACTGTGGGCTACACCACGGATGATATCCGTAATGCGCTGAGTATGTTCGGTGATTTACGTGCGCAGCGCATTGCATTTACTGAGCCCACACGCGCGGCCGCACAGCAGATGAACGCATTGCAACAACTTGCCACACAGCGTGGCATCAACACGCAGCGCGTGTGGCGCATCATCAATGATCTCGAGGTGTGTGATGAGTGCATAGATCTCGATGGCACCAACGAAACTGAGTGGAGTGCAAAATATCCTGATGGCCCACCTGCGCATGTAAATTGCAGATGCGTGATTATTCTGCAGCTCATGCCATCACTGCCTGAGGTGGATAATGGCATATAGCATTGAGGTAGATGCAGCAGCACTGCGACTAGTCGAGGATATGCGCAGCCTCACTACGGATGTGCTCGAGGTAGTGGCAGGCTTTGCTATCAGTGAGATCCTCGACAATGTGCCACCACTGCCACAGCAGGGTGCACAAAAGTTTGTCAGTGCAAAGCAGCGCAGGTATGTGATGGCAATGATATCCAAGGGAGTTATCAAAGTGCCATACGTGCGCGGCGGCCGTGCTGCAGGCAGTGAAAACCTCACCAAGAGCATGTATGTGATGCGTGAGAGCGTTGATAGTGTGATGGTGGTGAGCACAGCGCACTATGCACCATACGTGATAGGCGATCAGCAGGCCACCATACACCAAGGCCGCTGGCTCACTGGTGAGCAGGCTGCACAGCGATTGATAGATAATGGCACTATAGACCGCATCGTTAGTGATGCAATAGCGAAAGCATTTAGCTAATGCCGACATACACACCACCAGCAAGCGTGGCAGCAAACGCACAGCGCGCACTCGATGTGCGTAGAGAAAAGCCACCATCACAGCGTGGCATGACTGCAGTAGGCTTAGCGCGTGCAAACCAGCTTGCACAGCGCAGGCCTGTGAGTATCGAAACGATACAGCGCATGGTGGCGTACTTCGACCGCCACGAGGTGGACAAAGACGGTGCGACGTGGGATGAGCAGGGCAAGGGATGGCAGGCATGGTATGGATGGGGTGGAGATGAGGGCTATGCATGGGCTCGTAACATTTTAGAGAGGTATGAGATGAGCAACACCAAGGCAGGACAGCGACACAGTGAAAGTGATATGAAGATCCTGCGATCCATGCGTGATCGCACGAAAGCCTATCATGATGAAATGATGAAAATGTATGTAGACATGGGTGATGATGGTTTTGTATACAGTGACAGTGCCACGGACATGCAGGCACAGGCCACTGCAGTACAGCCAGTGCCGCCATCACTCAAGGCCATGCCTGAGACCACTGCAGAGGTGCTCATGCTTATCCACGCATGGCAGATGCAGCTTTGGTATACGGCCTGCGCATCATACTATAACTGCGCTGATCAGGAGGTCTGCTGTGATGCACTCGAGGATGTAAAACAGACGACAGGCCTACACCGATACGAGGTAATTAACGCACTGGCTCAGCGTGGTGTGCTCATCCCTGCTACGCTCAATGAGCTTTGCATGATAGTGCCTGAGGCCAGCATTACACCTACCACGAGTGATGGCACCATCGTGCTCGAAAACGTCAATGCACTCAATGATACGCTCATTGAGGTGCTGCGCTCAGCAATCCCTGTGGTAATCGCTGAACAGCAATATGACATGCAGCTCATGCTAGCTGATCTGCTCAAGGACTATAACGGCCTTGCATTCACATTAGCACGCGCTATGGCTGGCGTGTATGATGAGGATGAGGATGAGCAGGAGAGTGAGCCTGCAGAGAGTGACACAGGTGAGGATATGGCAGACGAGTATGCCACACGCGCTGAGGCTGATCGTGATACCACACCAGCTGAGCGCGAGGAAATGCCAGCAGGCGATTTTGTCATCCCTGAGACGCGCAATTTTCCTGTTATAACACCTGATGACATCCCTGCAGCAGTCTCATCGTGGGGTAGATATCAGGGTGATGTGTCATTTGATGAGTTTAAGGCGCGCCTCATTGCACTGGCTCAACGCAAGGGCCGCGCGTTTGTCGATGCACTACCTCAGGCATGGCGTGATGAGATGGCACAGCGTGTGGCACGCGCGCTCATCCGATATTAGAGGATTATGGATATGCAACATAAAACTATTAAATCATCAATCCAAGCCATGAAAGCCACGAGTGAGTACACACTCCGTGGCAAAGGCGTGGTATATGGTGGCCGTGATCTGCAGCATGAGACATTCACGCGTGATACCGATTTTGGCGGCTCACGCTCATTTGTCGGTATGCCTGTGTACTATGATCACGCACTCGGTGGCATCGTGTCACAGGTAGGCACGGTGAAGCAGTGGCAGCCTGTTGATGATGGCATTGATGTAGAGATTGAGCTCGATCGCAGGCACAAGTATGTGCAGCAGGTGATGGAGTTAGTAAAAAAAGGCGCACTCGGGCTCAGCACAGGTGCGCTCTCGCACTTGGTGGAGCGTGAGGGCTCGACGATTAAACGCTGGATTATTGGAGAGATATCACTCACACCAACACCAGCAGAGCCCAAGACATTTACGTATGCTCAGATGGCAGAGGCAGATGCACAGGCTGGTAACAGCGCACCTGCGAGCACATCAGCAGATATCAAACACACACACACAGTAGGAGACACTACGACTATGGATCGTGAAGAATTGAAAGCGGCTCTCGTGGAAATCGCTGGAGAGCCTGTGCAGGGTGGTGGCGTAATCGCTGCACCTGAAGCACCTGCAACAAAGAAACTTACCACCAAGGGCTTTAGCAATGAGCCGATGCAAGCACTCATGCACTGGCTCAAGACGGGTGACGAAATTGGCGCACGTCAATCGCTCAAGGCTGCCATGAATGAGGGCACAGGCTCACAAGGCGGCTTTTTGGTGCCTGAGGATTACGCCACGCAAATTGTAGACAAGCGCGATGAGACATGGATTGGTGCAAAGCTGCCTGTACAGCGATACACCACCGGCCGCGACATCTTCAACATTGCTGATCAGGACAGCAAGAGCGATTTCGCATTTGTCGCTGAGGCTGGCGCAGCAAACTTTGATGAGCCCACATTTACCAACAGTGCAATTACCATCTACACGGCCTCACTGGCTATGAAGGTGAGCAATCAGCTGTTGCGTGACGAGGCGATGGATCTGCAGGGCTTTTTGGCGCGTGAGATTGGTCGAGCCTATGCACGCCACCTCAATCAGTACATGATCAGTGGCACTGGATCAAGCCAGCCATACGGCATCCTTGCACGCGCCACAGTGAGTGAAACGCTAGCAGGTGCTGCAGCCGTTGATGCTGCGGACATCGTCAACATTGCGCACAAGCTGCCTGCATGGTATGCCGATGACAGCAACAGCGTGGGCTGGATCATGCGCAATTCTACGCTCGGTGCCATTCGTGCACTGCAGGGCAACTTTTTCAGCTTTGCACCGACACCATCAGGTAGCATGGAGAGCCTCTACGGTAAAAACGTGGCACTCACTGACAACATCGCTGCACTGGGTACCACCAACAAGCCCATCATCTTTGGCAACATGCTGTATTACGCGTTTGTTGAAAACATGGGCCTCGAAATCAGCCGCAATCCATACCTCTACCAAGCCAACTATCAGACTGGCATTTTTACCACGGTGCGATGGGGTGGCGATGTAACGCAAGCTGAGGCCTTTGTCTATGGGGTCAATCCGTAATGAGTGATTTGGTGCTTGTAAAACTGCTGCTCGGTTTGGTGCGCGCAGAAAATAACAGGCTCAAGGCCTACAACGCTGGTGACGTGATAAGCGTCACCAGCAAGGAGGCTGAGCATATGGTATTTCGGCGGCGTGCAGAGCGTGTGGAGCCTGAGGCACCACCAGTGAGCACAGAGAGCGCACCAGCCAAGCCTGCACCATCACGCAAGAAGCGAGGCTCATAGTGGCATACATCACTGCAGCAGAATTGCGTGATTACATTGGCGCATCATCGCATGCTGATGATACGCAGCTGGGATATGCAGCTACGCGTGCCCAGCATATGGTAGATGCATACTGTAATCGTACATTTGAGGCTGCAGCAGATACCACGCGCTATTACAATGCGCTTGATATCCGCTATGGTGGCAGCATTGACGCGTTTACACAGACGCTCATGCTCGATACTGATTTGTGCCAGCTCACGAGTGTGACAAATGGGAATAGTCAGGTAATCCCCACAGCCTCACTCAATTTGCTGCCAACAAACTTCACACCAAAGTATGCCATCAAAATCAAGAGCAACACCTCATATGTGTGGACATATGTAGGTGAGCCTGATACTGCTATCAGTGTAGTGGGTCGTTTTGCGTATAGCATCACTGCACCTGCTGACATTGTGGCAGCAACTATCAGGCTTGCAGCATACATCTATAGACAGCGTGAGGGTACACCTGATACGGATCGCAGTATCATCTCACCTGATGGATTTGTATTGCAGGCTGCACGAGTGCCAACGGATGTGGCCGTTGCGCTTGATCCATATCGCAGGAGATCATAGCCATGGGGAGCAATCTCACCAGCATCCTGAGCGCAGTGGCTGCAGTCACCATCAATCTTGATGGTGATAACGTGGATGTGTGGCTCACCAGCGAGGTGATGGACACTGCTGAGATACCACAGCTGCCAGTGCGTATCATCAGCCCACTCGGTATGCAGGGTGTGCGCATGAGACAGCAAACGCTCGGGGCTGGTGCAGTGCTCAGTGCAGAGTGGCGTGTCACCGATACGCTGCTATTGCGCGCGGTGGGTATGGGGCTTGGCATGCGTGACGTGGCTGATCTGTATACCGAGTACATGAGTGAGTACCTCGATGGCATGCGCGCACTCATCACCAACACATGGAAGTTAGAGACACTCGAGCAAAAGCCGATGGTGCTTGAGTATCCAGCAGGCAGCGGCCGCAAATACCATGCGGTGATGTGTACGCTGTTATTTAGTGAAATTGTTCAATAGGAGAATATCATGGCACAAACTACGGGAGCTGTAACAGGAGCTGCATCAACAATTTCAGTGAAGATCAATGCGGCCGCCACGTTTACGGACATATCAGGGAGCACACAGAGCATTGATGCACCAACATCCACACGCATCACTGGTGAAGCGTACACACTCGAGGGCGACATTGCACTCACCACGGTGGGCAAGCGCGAGCCTGTAGAGGTCACCGTCAATGTGATTTATACCGAAATCGCCTCCGAAGCATTTTTGCTCTTGCAGGATGCATTTGTCAATAACCACACCTGCCAGCTCAAGTGGCTGCCAAAGGGCACAGGCTCAGGTAACGATGATTACACTACTGCCACTGATAGCCGCATCACCAGCCTGCAGTATGCACCGATTGACGCAAGTGGTGCAGGCCCGATTATGTGTCAGTTTGTGGTGCGCTCGTCAGCCATCACCTACACTGCAAACACCTAGGAGTATTACCTATGACAGCTACCTACACTGTAGATATTAAGCGATTAACCATCAAAGATATGGCTACACTGCAGCGAGCAAGTACACAAGGCTTAGAGCTCAGCACTATCCTGCCTATCCTGAACCGTATAGTGATTACGGATGATGGCAGCAGTGCTGAGGATCTGCCATATGAGCACCTAGAGCAGATATTGCATGCAGTAGGTGAGCGTATCAGTAAGCCAAACCCTACCTAAAGCAGGCACTGCTGGAGCATCTGTTTACCAGTGGACCTGCACCATGGGAGTACATTGAGCTGATTCTTTGTAGAGATGTATATCACTGTGTGCCGAGTGCGCTGCCTGATATGGAGACCATAGCGCAAACACTCATGATGATACAGCTCGAGCAGAGAGTGCAGCAGATGAGGAAGTAATATGACTGATCGCGCAGTGGTGGTGCGTTTTGTTGGTGAGGATGATGTAACACCAGTCGCAAAATCAATTCAGGGCTCAGTCAATGAGCTAGGCACTACTGCAGATAAAGCAGGCAGTAAGTTTGATGCACTTGGCAAAATTGCCGAGGGTGCATTTATGCGCTTAGGCAACATCATCACAGATGTTGCGCTTGCTGGTGTGCAAAAAGTCGGTCAATTCTTTAGCGATAGCATTGCAGAGGCGACTGAGTTTCAAAACGTGTTTGCGCAAACACAGGCCGTTATTGCCTCAACAGGTGCAGCAGCAGGTAAGACTGCTGAGGAGATGGCAGGGCTCGCAAGTGATTTATCTGCAGCCAGTGGTATGAGCCTCTTCAGTGATGATAGTATCCTTGGTGCACAAAACATATTGGCCACATTTACGCAAATTGGTGGGCCAACGTTTGACAATGCCACGCAGGCTATTCTCGATGTATCACAGGCAATGGGGCAAGATTTAAAGAGCTCTACCATCCAAATTGGTAAGGCTCTTAACGATCCTATTGCAGGGATTGGCGCGCTCTCACGCGTTGGCGTGCAATTCACTAGTGACCAAAAAGCCATGATTGAGAGCATGGTAGAGGGTGGCAATGTAGCAGGGGCTCAGGCAGTCATCATCGAGGAGTTAAATAAGCAATTTGGGGGTAGTGCTGCTGCTGCAGTCAACACGTATGCTGGACAGATGACAGTGCTCAGAGAGCAATTCAACGATGTAAAGCAGAGTGTCGGCGAGGCTCTCTTGCCTATCCTGCAGCAGCTTGGTCGTTTTGCAGTGCAGTATGTGGTGCCTGCAGTGCAGGAGATGGCTACAGCCTTTACTGAGTGGGTAAATAGCGTTGATTGGGTGGGTCTAATGAGCCTTTTTGATAGCCTTTTTACCACACTGAGCGACAGCATCACGAGTGTAGACTGGGATGGCATTTTTGCCACCATCAGCACTGCGATTGATACCATCATGCTCACGTTTTACGCACTACGTGCTACGTTTTATGAGGTGCTTGGTGCCATCACGCAACAGGTTAATATTTTTTGGGGGATCGTGGGGCCTGTGTGGGCGCAACTGGTGGCAGTATTCGAACAGGCATACAAACAACTTGAGCCACTCGGTGCAGTGTTTAATGAGGCCTTTGGTGATGTGAGTAAGCAGTCAGAGGCTATGGCACCAATAGGTGAGTTTTTAGGGAATATTGCAAAGGCGATCCTGAATGTAATTGGCGTGATTGTGCAGATACTGGTGCCAGTTATTCAATTTGCATTTCCGCTATTCATCAACTACATAAAAGGGATAGTAGATAGCTTTATCAATCTGTACAACACCATTCAGTATGTATTTAGTGGCAGACTACAAAAGGATATCACCAGCTGGTGGACAGGCACAGTAAATAGCATTGTTAATGCAATCACCACAGTAATTGCACAGGTGCGCTCACTCGGTGCTAATATCGTGAGTGGTATCATCGCTGGTGTAGAAAGCATGCGCCAGCGTTTATACAACAGCTTTAGCAATCTCGTCACTGGTGCGGTGGCATGGCTTAAAAAGCTCTTAGGCATTGCCTCACCATCGAAACTGATGGCTGATGCGATCGGTAAACCGATGGCGCAAGGCATCGCTGCTGGTATGCTCTCATCAGCAGGGGCTGTGCAAACGGCTGCAGGGCTCACGGTAAGTGGTGCAGGTGCTGCCACAGTGAATAACTATTATCAGTTAACGGCCACATACAACACCATGCAGAGTGAGAGCAGCATCCTGCAGGATATGCGCGCACTGCAGTTAGCATCAGGAAACTACTAGTATGCCAATATCGTCGCCAACCATAGGAATGCCATACTCACTCACCTACAGCATAGGTGGCACAGTTTATACGCTGAGTGGCTACGATGCTACATCAGGGCTCACGTTTGGCTATGGTGGTGATGCTGGATTTGGCATGGCACCACTGCATAGGATTACACAGCGTGGCCCGATGCAGCAGGGTGATACAGATGAGGATTTTCGCCTCGATCCGCGCATCCTACAGCTACCACTCATTGTGCGCTGTGATACGCTCAGTGCGTACTATCAATCACGCGAGAAAATCCTAAACATCTTTACACCATCAAACGTGGCAGGTGAGCTCACTGTCACGCGGCCTGATGGTGCACAGCGCAGCATTCTTTGCAAAACGCTTGGAGGGCTCACGTATGACTACTCACCAAGTGATGGATATGCCATACGCACAGTAGTGCAGCTACGCGCGGATGATCCCACATGGTATAACCCTGCACCAGTCACTACAGTAATCTCACCAGCAGTGGCAGGTACACCGATGGCAATCCCACTGGTAATGCCATTCACAATGGGTACCTCTACTATTAATACCACTATGAGCATTACGTATGATGGCAACTGGCTGAGCTATCCCGTCATCACTGCTACAGGCTCGATTACGAATCTCACTATCACTAACAACACCACAGGGTTGAGCATTGTGGTGAGTGGTAACATCCCTGCAGGCCGTGTGTGGACATTTGATCTACGCTATGGATATAAAACCGTGTACGATGATTTAGGCGTTAATCAGATCAGCACCATTACCACTGCAAGCAATTTGGCCACGTTTGCACTCGTGAGCGCACCAACAGCAGTGAGTGGTGTGAATAGCATCAGCCTATCGAGTACTGCAGTGGGCTCAGGTGCAACAGTACAATTCACCTACTATAATCGCTACATAGGCATATAAGGAGATACAGCATGGCAAGCACAGAGCGTAGCCTTGGATGGGCTACTACAGGCACAGGAGATGGGCCAGCAGCAGGATATAATACCGCACGCTGGACTGCAAACGCACAAAAAACGGATGGCACTGGTATTACGTTTTTTGGCTCATACATGGCGATGAGTGGCACCACCACCAGCACACTCACCATTGCAGATGGTGCAGCCATCATCAATGGGTATACGTATGAAACCAATGGCAGTGTCACCATTAGCACCACAGGGCTCACTGCTACCTATAATGTGCTGCTCATTGCAAACACGAGTGCAGGTGCGCTCACTGTGACAGCGAATGGTGCAGGTACTACCACAGTGGCTGCAAGCACCATTCGTATTGCACTGGCTACGAGTGCACAAACCTCTACCATACAGGGTGCAGTGGGTGCTGATAACGTGATCACGCTTGGTACCTGCACAGTAGCTGCAGGTGTCATCAGCAGCATCACTGCTGCGCTGCCATACAGCACCAGCCTGCAAATGCCATCACAGGTATATGCAGTGCTCGACAGCCTAAGCGCACCTATCACCTGCGCTACTACAGTATCAGTGGATCTCACGGCATACTCAATCTCATTCAGCTCGAGTGATGCGATTATCTCAGTAAATGCCACCACTGGTGTGTTTACGGTCAATCTTGCAGGGCTCTACCACGTTGACGCAATTTGCTCATGGGATAGCAATACGACTGGCAGTCGTGTACTTGGCATCAACGGGACCAGCTTTGTGTATACGATGGATAGCGAACAGCAATCCGTGCTCGCCACCACGATTGCCTATCAAACCTATCAGCGCACGAGTAAAATTATTCGGCTCAATGCAGGTGCAACGGTTAAGGCATATATCCTGCAGAACAGCGGTGCAACACGCACCGTGAGCAATGCCTCACTGAAAATCACAAGGCTCTAATATGGCTGCAACCATCGAGCTGCACATCTACAGTAGCGCAGGAGTT